TTTGCCAGCCTTATCAAGCGCTGGGATTTTTGTGCGTTTGCTGATTTCTTCTGGCGTAATTAAGCCAGTGCCAGCGCAATTTTTGCATTCACTTTTTTCATACATATAACTTTGATGAAAAATATCGAAATCCTTTTCATACAATGTAGTACCATTACCTGCGCATTCAGGGCATGGGATATATATTTCTTTACCCGCCATTGTTTAATCCTTTCGGTCTGAGCGTTGGCTTGATTGATATTGATGCAGAGCTGACATAGTTTGTCTCAATGCATTGCGCCATGCTATCCAAATGTGCATACGGCTGATACGCTGCTGGCAATGCATCGCCGCACTCCATTGCGCTGCGATACATTGTGTCATTGCTCAACTCTACGCCGCCAATGACGTATGTGATAATGAGTGTTGTGTAGAATGTCATAATTTCTCCTCTTCTACCATTTGAATACGTTCACCAATCCAACGCATAACTGGAACAGCCATTGAATTACCCATAGCTTTATATCTATGGCCATTAGGGCAATCTTCTGGTTCTTTGCCACGCCAAGATATTTGCGTATAATCGTCTTTAAAGCCTTGCAAGCGCTCACATTCTCTTGGAGTTAAACGCCTGACAGCGCTAGTGCAGATCATAGGTTTGGTGGCTAAATCTGCACCGCCTGCGCCATAACTTGCAGTTAAAGACATAGTTACATCAGATAATGTTGTCTCTCCTGTGGCTTTAGTTGGCACAAGAGTTTCAGTGCCGGCATCATATGCTTGACCTGTTCTCGTTGTTAAGCATTTAGCAACTAAGCCTGCACCTCTTCCGCCAAATACCTCTTGGTTACTTGCGCCAATACCGCCAGACCCTTTTGCAGATTGCGTTAATGTTGGGTGTGGAAAATCACCATCCCAATGAGAACCAGACTTAGGTGTTACAGCTAAAGTTTCACTACCGCCGCCTAAATCTCCGCCAGATGCGCGAACTGTGCCAACGCCTTCATGGTATCCGCCAAAGCTACTAGAGGTATAGCTCACTGCATGAACATCTGTTGCAGTTTGACATGGAGATAACTCTACGAATGGTTCTACTTGATTGCCGCCATTCTCTGGCTTTCTGCCAATCCAATTTCCCGGCAATGCATATGTTACAAGTGCATCTGCCTCTACTCTGGAGTTTCCTGTGCGACTGAAAGGAGCGCCTGTGCTAACTGTTGGGGCAACTCTTTGCCTCTTTTCTCTGCTCGGCGCAGGATGCCCTGACAAGCTTTCTGGCTCAAATAAAACACTTGCGGCACTTCGCCAATCTCCAAGACATCCGACAACGAACACACGTCGGCGTCTTTGTGGAACTCCGAAGTATTGAGCGTCCAACACTCGGTATGCGAACCCATACCCGATTTCCCCCATCGCCGTGAGGAAGGTTGCAAAATCTCGTCCTCCGTTAGATGACAAGACACCGGGGACATTTTCCCAGACAAGCCATTTGGGTTTAAGTTGTTCAGCCATTGCAAGATAGGTGAGCATGAGGTTTCCTCTGGGGTCTTCAAGTCCTTTTCTAAGACCTGCGACGCTGAAGGATTGGCAAGGCGTTCCGCCAACGAGAAGGTCAATTGTTTTGTCATTATTCCATTCCTTAAATTTTGTCATGTCTCCATGATTTGGTACATTTGGGTAGTGATGCTGTAATACAGCGCTTGGAAACGCATCGACTTCACTAAACCATTGCGGCTCAAAGCCTAAGTCATGCCACGCTACTGTGGCGGCTTCCACGCCAGAGCATACTGATCCATATTTTAATTTAACCATTATCTTCCCCAAACATTAATAAATTGATCCAGAAAAACTATAATCTCTGGCAAGAGTACGGCGGCTACAGCAAATAATGCCATAGCCAATCCGTCTTTGATCATTGTGATGTTCATTATACTTCCTCCAACGTATGACTGTCATTATAACGCTTTAAAGCAATCTTTCTTAATTCGCTTTTAGTAATGTCTTCGAAAAAGTAACATTCACCCTTTCTATATTGATCCATATCAATAAAACCATTACTGATTGGTGCAATCCAACCACTTGCAGTTTTATTACAAACTTCATAACGCCCAACAGGTATCCAGCTTTTTTGTCCAGCTATGACAATTACACCATCTTTAGTTAATGTGGTTCTTTTAACATTGTTATACATTTTATATTTCCTCATTTTTGCATTTATACAGCCATTATAAGCATTTTTGCGTAGCGGTCAAACACTTTATATATCATTTATATATCACAATGTACTTGTGCATCTATTTGTATTGCTTTATTGCTGGTTTTATCAGACCCAAGGAGATTTAAAATGGTTGATAAAAGAGTATTAATTAATTTTAGTAAGCAGCAACATGAAGCTGTGGCAGAGGCGGCACATAAATCAGGGCTGTCATTCAGTTCTTTTGTTCGTAGGGCTTCATATATGGAAGCAACAAAGTTAGGCGTGGAAGTTGCAAAGCCAGAAGCGGAAGTTGAAGCTGAATTGATTGCAATGGATAGCATAGAATGATTATCGTTGGCGTTGATCCGGGCTTCTCTGGGGCAATTGCACATTATTGCACGCGCACTAAAGATTTAGACGTGCAAGACATGCCCACTATACTTAACAATCGTGGAAAAATTGAGATAGATATACATTCGTTACTGCACATGCTTGAGCCAGAAGCGAAGGATCGTATGGCTGTGCTTGAGCAAGTTGCGTCACGTCCCGGTCAATCTTCAGTCGCTACATTCAGGTTTGGCATGGGGTACGGCGCGTTAATTGCGTGTGTGGCAGCTAATAAAACGCCCATGCACTTAGTTACACCTAGCAAGTGGAAGAAACACTTTAATTTATCATCTGATAAAGACACTAGCCGCCAACTTGCAATTCAAAGATTTCCAGACCATTATGAGAGGTTCGCACGCAAAAAAGATGATGGGCGTGCGGAAGCTAGTTTAATTGCTCTATATGGAGCAGAAGTTTTAAATAAATAAAATGAGGGAAAAAATGCAAAATACTAATATAGTCAAAAGCAGTGATAAAATAGCTGTATGGTTTTCATGTGGGGCTGCATCTGCTGTTGCGCTAAAGCTAACTGTTGATAAATATGGACTAGATAACGTCTATGCGGTTAATAATCCTGTTATTGAAGAGCATGTCGACAACTTACGTTTTCTTGATGATGTAGCTGAATGGGTTGGTATTGAAATACAATCAGCTATTAACTCAAAATTTCCTACAGCTTCAGCAGTTGATGTTTTTAATAAAAAGAAGGGAATGTCATTTATACACGGCGCACCATGCACTGTTGAGCTAAAGAAAAGAGCAAGGCAAGAATGGGAAAAAGATAATAAAGTAGACTGGCATGTTTTTGGCTTTACTGTTGATGAGATAAAAAGGCATGAAAGATTTGTTTTATCTGAGCGTAGTAATGTGTTGCCAATATTAATTGATGCAAAAATGAATAAAAATGATTGTGCAGACTTATTGCGTAGTAATGGTTTAGCTTTGCCAGAAGTATATAATTTAGGATTTCCAAACGCTAATTGCATAGGTTGCGTAAAAGCCACAAGCCCTACATATTGGAACTTAGTTAGGTCGGAGTTTCCAAAGGTTTTTGAAGAAAGAGCAACACAATCAAGAGAACTTGGCTCTAAATTAACAAGGGTAAAAGGCGAAAGAATATTTCTTGATGAGCTTGACCCTAATACCAAAGGTAGACCTCTAAAAAGTATGCCTGACTGCGGTTTATTTTGTGAAGAAACTTAATATTAATTTTAACAAAGGAGAATACAAATGCAGATAATACCAAGTGAAGAACTATCGAATAAGGCATACCACGAACTGCCTGCCATATCATCAAGCGCGGTGAAGACAGTCGCAACTTCATCATTATACCACTGGAAGAACACCACGTTTAATTCCACGCCAGCTATGATTCTTGGCTCGGCATTTCATGCGATGATGCTAGAACCAGAGAAGAACCTTGTGCATGATTCAGGTTTATCACGTCGTGGCAGCAAAGCTTGGAAGGAACAGGAAGAGTTCTTAACTGAAGACGAAATACTACTTCCAAGTGGTGAATTTGAGCAGTGCAAGAAAATGGTTGATGGTTGCCTGCAAAATAAAATGGCAAAAAATTTATTGACCAACAAAGACATGCTTGCTGAATACAGCTTCATCGCTGAATGTCCCGAAACGGGGCTTGAGCTTAAATGCCGCCCAGATGGATTGTTAAAAGAGGCAGGCATTGTGATTGACCTGAAGTCTTGTTTGGATGCATCGCAGCGTGGCTTTGATAAGTCGGTGCGTAATTATAGATATGATTTGCAGGCGTGCTTTTATCGATATGTATTAAAGTTATGCGGTTATGAAACTACAAATTTTATTTTTATCGCAACTGAGAAGAACAGCTATGCCACAGCTTGCTATGAATTATCAGATAAATATAACAAGTATGCCGAAGAAGAAATGTTCAGGACATTGCGTAAAATTAAAGTGGCACAAGATACAAACACGTTTGATACTGGGTGGCCTGAACTTGAAACATTACATTTGCCAGCTTATCTCGACGAAAATCACGGCTTATGAGAAATCCCAGTGCAGGGGTGCTGCACACATTTAAAGGAGTTGTAAAATGCAACACATAATAAGCGGCGTGAAAGCGCTATACCCAAGACTAAATGCTACTTACAGGTTTGATCAGGAAGAATATAAGAGCCAGAAATGCTCGCCTGATGCCGAGGGTGCAGCCTACGAAATGTCATTTAATTTGACAGGTGAGCAATGTAAGGAGCTGAACGCCATTTGTATGCAGGCATACAAAAATGCGGCGGCAATGGATGCTAACAGCAAACGCAAGTGGCCTGAACAGCCACTAAGCTTGCCTTACAAGCGAGATGACGCGAAGCAAGGCGATTGGATTGGAAAGGCTAAGTTAAAAGGCGCATATTCAGGCGAAGTTACGAATCCGCCACGCCAAGTAGATGCATCTCGAAAGAAGCTGCCAGAAGGATTTGAGCTTACTTCTGGTTCGACTGTGAATATCGCATGTACTGTAGTGCCATATAACACGGGAACGCTCAATGGAGTCTCATTAAGATTACGTGCAGTGCAGGTGTTAGAGTTAGCTGAGAAGCAAGAGGCAGATGACCCGTTCACTGAAGTGTCTGGCGGATACTCTGGCGGCGCTTCACCTGTTAATGGTGTTGAGCATGACCCATTTGGATTGCCACCAGCTACGCCAACAGCGTCAAATGATTTGGAAGATGACATTCCATTTTAAATAAACATGCCGTTAGACAGAACTTAACGAGGTTTTGTCTAACGGACACGACAGGACATTTGTGAGACATGTCCACCATGTCCGAGACAGGACAAGACAAACGTAGGACATGTCCACCATGTCCGATAAATTGAGGAAGGAATAAAATGCAAAATACGAAATTTCCAAATGCAAGCTGGGATAGATACTCAGATAAAATTATAAGCGCACTATCATTGAAAAAGACGGCTATAGGTGAATATCATGGTGCTTGCCCGGTATGTCAGGGTGAAGATAGGTTTTGGATAAAGGAAACTGCTGAAAGTGAAGTCATGGTTAGTTGCCGTAAATGCTCAGATTTTGCTGGCATAAAAGATGCGCTGCGTAAGCAGAGGTTATGGCCTGACGAGAATGAGAAGCCTTTGACAAAAGAATATAACATAAGTTGGCCTGAACCAGAGGCAGAAGCCACGCATCCATACTTGGTTAAGAAAAAGATTGGGCTTGGCAATGCATCTATAAAGGGTGACATATTGGTTATCCCTGTCATTAACGCAAAAGGTAAGCGTGTAGGCACGCAGAACATTAATCCGACAGGCGCAAAGAAATTTTCCACTGGCATGCCTGTTGTTGGTAATTTTAGCGTGATTGGTGGTAAATTAGACGATCTGGTTTACATATGTGAAGGATGGGCAACTGCAATGTCGTGCCACATGGCGACGGGTAGGCCAGCAGTATTCGCATTATCTGCGGGCAATATGACTGCTGTGATAGGTGAGCTGCTAGAGGCACGCCCTAATCTGCGTTTAGTTATTGCGGGTGATAATGACGAGGCGGGCTTGAAGGCGATTGAAAAATGCGTGGCTGATCATGGCGTTCAATCAATTGTGCCTGAGATTGGCGGCTGGGACTTCTCTGATATGTGGATTAATCAGGGCAAAGAGGCGACTGCCAAGGCATTAGAAGTGAAAAGCTTGTTAGATCAGGTGTTCTTTCCGGGTGACGCAGTACCACAGCTAGACAGAAGTTATCTTGTTAAGGGTTGGTTTGGCGCTGGGCAGCTATCAATGGTATATGGGCCAAGCAACGTGGGTAAGTCATTCTTTGTGCAAGATGTGGCTTGGCATGTATCTGCTGGGCAAGATTGGCATGGCAACAAGGTGAAGGGCGGTGTGGTGCTGTTTTTAGCTCTTGAGGGAGGTATGACAACGCATAATAGGATTGTGGCCTTACGCCAGCAATATCCAGAGCATGAGGCTAAATTAGCTATGCGTGCATTGCCAGTAAATTTACTTGAGGAAAACGCTGACGTGCAGCTTATCATTGATTTGTGCGAAGAGGTGAAGCGTGCGCATGGCGATATTGCAATGATTATCGTTGATACGCTGTCGAGATCAATGCCGGGCGGCGATGAGAACTCGCCTGCATCTTCAACGGCTGTTATATCTGCGTGTGATAAGATACGCGGCGAGACTGACGCTCATTTGTTGCTTGTGCATCATTCTGGCAAGAACTTAGACGCAAAGGCTCGCGGGCATAGTTCACTGAGAGCTGCTGTAGAGACTGAGATAGAGCTATCATATGACGAGGCGACAGGCTTGCGCACTGCGCTATCCACCAAGCAGAGAGACTTAGAGGGTGGTCGTAAGTTTCACTTTAAGTTGAATGTTATCGAGCTTGGGCATGACGCCGACGGCGATCCAGTGACAACGTGCGTGATTGTGCCGGCAAGTAGCGATGATGTTGAGAAGGCCAACAAGAAAGCTATTAAGGGTAAGAATCAGATATTATTTAAGACATGCTTCCAGCAGCTAAGAGGCGAGGGCATAGGAATGTCAAACCCTGCTGGCGTGGGTTGGCCTGAACCCAGCACGTTCTGGGTGATTAAAGAGGAGGATATTAAGAAGCATTTCATGGGCAAAGTATCTGGCGTCGCTAACCCATCACAAACCTACAAGCAGTCAATTGCAGGCCTCACAAGTGCCGGTCATATTGTGCAAAATGAGGGCTATATATGGTTTTGCGATGATTTCGGGAAAGTGAGCTAAAATGCAACCTACTAATCACCTACTAATTAGCATTAGTAACAACAATATCAATGACTTAGCCAACCAACTACTAATTGCAATTAGTATATCGTAACCAATCTACTACTAATACTATATACCTTTAGGTATAGTATATTAGTATGTAGTTAAGCGAATAGTATGAGATAGGTAAAATCGGGGTTAAAAATTATGGAGCAAGAGATGAAGAAAAAGATAAACATTAGAACGGCTGGCGGCAAGACCGAGGCAAGCGAGGGCGAAGTGGATCGAGCGATGGTTGGGCGGGGTAAGTCGAGGTCTGAGGTATTGGACACGGCTGATCTTTTGATTAACGGGGATAGGGCGAGGCAGTATGGAAGTGCTGCGGAAAACTTCACGACAATTGCTCGCATGTGGAGCGCGTATCTTGGCAGGGATGTAGCTGCATCTGACGTGGCGAACATGATGGCGTTGCTGAAGATTGCGAGGCTGCGCAATGGTGTGCATGAGGATAGCAGCATTGATGGGTGCGGCTATCTTGCGCTGGCTCACGAGTTAGCAAATGAGGTTGGATAGGCTTGAACAACAGCCCTTCATGGGGCATAGTATAGTTAGCGGGTTCTCCTCCTCCCGACGCATTGTTTTGCATTTCAATGCGACGCCCGCTTAACTAGGGCGTGCGGTTGCCTTTCCTCACTGCACGCCCACATAACACGGAGCAAGACATTGTCTGAGTTCATCATCAACTTAACATTAGATTTACATTGTGCTGACAGTGATGATGCAGACCATGAGCTTAACGAGCTGTGCGATTACATAACTGATCGGCTTACCATTGTGCCAGCGCAGACTGTACTACAATCATTAGCAGAAGCGCTCATAGAGCTGCACGAGCAAGTGCTAGAGGAAGCCGGGAAGACAGTGCATTGACTTACTGGTGGCATAACATAGTTGGCATTGCTTATAGATTACGTGCGATACAACACATTGGCACGCCGTTGCAGGGGCGCGTCCGCGTAAACAAAAGCAAATCTTTAGTCAATACTTTCGGATAAACTGAAAGTTAACATAATATACATTATCGGACATACATAGGTAAATCCACAGTATATCTAATGATTACAATGGGTTAGCCTAATATCAGTCAATATACAGCCAATATGAGCTATGCGTTGTTCCATTTAGGCG